CGGGGCCGGTGCGCGGTGCGCTGCTGCTGGGCTGGGCGCTGCTGTGGGAGGTTATCGGCGCGGCGTATGACAGGCTGAGCGCGTGGAACAGGGAGGCGTGAGCATGAGTGACATTATGACGGTGAAAGAGGAGGCCGCGCACTATTCCCGCTACCGGCAGGAGTATGCGTCGCTCCGCAAGGCATATCTGGAGGACAGGATAACGAAAGACCAGCTTAAACAGATGCGGGAGATGGTCAAGGGCGGCAGACCGGGGGAGGCCATGGCCCTGCTGGATGCGCTGATGTACGGGCGGGTGTTGCGCTGATGTCCCAAAAAGAGAACCGCGCGTATTACTTGAGCCGGGGCCGCTGCCCGAAATGCGGGGGAAAGAACCCATTGGAGCCGGGAAAAACCCTTTGCAGAGGATGTGCGATTAAGGTCAGTGATGCCCGAAGGAAACAGCGCGAATGGCGGCGAGAGAATCACATTTGCACCCGGTGCGGCAAGCCCATGGGCGAGGATGAGAAGTTCAAGACGTGCTCAAATTGCCGGGAATATGTCAACTCATTCAAGCCCATATACAGGCGCAAGACACAGGCGAATTATAACCGGCGCAAGCTGCTGGGGCTGTGCGTCAAGTGCGGGGAGTTCGCAGAGCCGGGACGCACGATGTGCCGCAAGCACCTTGACGAGCATATAGCCTATGAGCGCAAAGCCGGGGAGATGCTACGGGAGCGCAAACGCGAACGGATGGCCTGGAAGCGGGAGCATGGGGTGTGTCTGGATTGCGGACGGCCCACGGACGAGGGGCACACCAGATGCCCACGCTGCCGGGAGATGCGGATGGACAGTACAAGGAAATATAGGATTCAAAAGCGACTGGAACGTGAGGCCCAAAATGTCAAGGGTAAAAATCAGGTATGAGAATTATCTTGACGATCCTGTCGTGCGTGAATTGTGTTTGAATTGTACACGCTCTGATTGCGACGGCATATGTAACGACTGCAAGAATCAGGTGCGTGACATACTCAGCCTCCCGCACTTGCGGGAAGCAAAGCCGAAGGAGGGTCGAAAGAAGCGGGAGAAGCGGCCCTATCAGGCGCACAAGCAACACGAAATCGGCGGGGTTACGCACACGCTGAACGAGTGGGCCGAGATCAGCGGCATTAAATACATGACGCTATATCAGCGGATGTACCGATATGGCATGACGTTGGAGGAAGCAATGACGGCAGGGAGGATTAAACCGAATGGATTTCGCTGAATATCAGTACGAAGCGCGACGAACGCAAAGGAAAGACCTGCCACTGTGGGCGACACGGGAACACGCGCTGTTTCTGCTTGGGGCCGAGGTCGGCGAGGTGTTGGGCTTGCATCAAAAGGTACACCAAGGGCATCCGATGGATGACACGGCCTTGCGGTTAGAGATTGGAGATGTGCTTTGGGGATTGGCTGAACTCTGCGACGTATACGGCTGGCAGTTGGAGGACATCGCCAAGGCAAACATTCAGAAGCTACGGACGCGCTACCCGCATGAATTCTCCGTGGAGGACTGCGAGAAGCGGGTGGACACGCTGAACAAGGGCATGGTGTACAAGTTGAAGCGCAAGCCGGTGCGCAGCCGGTATTATTCAAGCGTGAAGGAGGGAATGACGTGACGAGGGAAGAGGTTATCAAGTCACTTGAAACGGCGGTTAAGAACTTTGAACGCTATTCGGGCGACGAATACGGGCGCGAGTACGACTATGCAAGGGTAGAAGTTGATGTATTAGAAGATGCCATCGCGCTGCTGAAAGCGCAGGAACCGCGCGTTCTTGGCCTTGATGAATTTCATCGTGGGATGGCTGTATGGCTGGAATACGTTGATAAAGAAGATGTTGTTCTTGTCATAGGCGGTTCATCATGTGGTGGAGCGAAATGCTTTATCACAGAATATGATTTAGGAGTTTCGGCCTTGGATTCCGAGTACGGCATTCGGTGGATGGCATGGACGGCGAAACCGACTATCAAGATGCGAAAGGCGGTGAAGTGGGATGGATGACCTGATTTCGAGGGCGGCGGCGATTGCCAAAGTAGAAAAAGCAAGGAAAGCCGCCCGAACATTGACGGGGATGGACTTTGTAATGATGCTGAAAGATCAGCCCGCCATGGACGCTGCGCCTGTGGTACATGGGCGGTGGGTGAAGGTTTCCGGCTACGTCACGCCGGGTGGAGACCCGGTGTGGAAGTGTTCGGAGTGCGGCAAGGGGGTACACGTATACGGGATTGAGCATGGCACATACGGTGCGGATATTGCAGACGGCCAGTGGATTTCATGCCCGAACTGCGGCGCGAGAATGGACGGCGAACGGAGGGATGACGATGCGGTTAGTGGACGCTGACGCGCTGCAACAGCATTTCACGGACATGCAGCACTATGAGCGCTGCGCGTGTAATTTTATGGATGACGGCGGCGAACCTGCGACGGAATGGTACTGCGTGGAGGACGCGCTGGACAACGCGCCGACCATCGACGCTATCCCGGTGGAGTGGTTGAAGGAATTTGACCTGTACTATGCTGGGATTAGCGGCGGAACAAAGTACATGAACGAACTTGTTGAAGCATGGCAGAGGGAACAGGAGGCGCAAGGTTGAAAGCGATAGGTTGTATTCTTGTCAGTTGGTTTCTGTTTTATATAGGCGTAGAAGAATCACCGGCGATTGATAACAAGATGCTGTGGATTATTCACTTACTGCTTGTGTTTTCGGCGGTATTTCTGGTGATGGGACTTGTTATGTTGGCGATAGAATAGGAGGCGAGATAATGGAACGTGAGAAGTTCATGCAGGATGCGCGGTTAACAGCGCACAAAATCCTTGAGGGCAAGGAGAACGGCATCATGAACCTTGTACAACGGGCATGGGCCGAGGGCAAGCGCAATGCAGAAGTGGAAACGCTCCGAGCGGCGATTGATGAAGCGTTGGACAGGCGGGAGCCGATGACGATTGAGGATGTAGACAGGCAGAAAGAACCAGACTATCCGGCATGGCGCGACTGGCTGCGCGACCTGTACGGAAACCCGAACATGACCATGACCGACATACTGGAATCGCCTATAGACCCGGAGATTGCGCGGCGGTTGGATATTGTGCCGAAGGGGGTGAGATGATGGCGAGAATCAAGAAAGCCAATGCCATATTCGGTAAATACCCATGCTGTGACCTGTTAAACAGGGCGTTGAGATTCATACTCGACGGCAAGCCTGATTTGGCAAAAGACGATATTGTTCATGCCATATACAAGGCTGACGGGTATTTCTATCAGGATGTGGCAGAACGGCTTGGTATTGAGCCGAAGGAGGGATAGCATGAACTACAAACTGAATGTGCAGGACGGAAAGGTTGACTATCTGATGATGGCGGGCAAGGATATAGTCCGGGCCACCACTACCGAGGAACGGGCCAAGTGGGCGATGGAGCAGAAGGGCGTAAAGTATGAGTGCATCGGTGGGCATCCAGAGTATGCGATTCATGCCGGGGAGTTCTTCTTCGCGTCTGTACCTGTGAAGTCCAGGAAGCGCAAGAAGGATGAGGTGTGCGAGTGATGGAGCCTGGATTCTACAACATGGATTGCATGGAGGCCATGAAGGAGTTCCCGGATGGATTCTTTGACCTTGCGATTGTTGACCCGCCGTATGGCGACGGTGGTAAAAATATCGGGGGGGGGTGCGATTCGGACAGCGATTTGACCGCTACAAAGAAAGTTACCCGGACAGGGGGAACATGGGCGACAAAGTACGGAAAAAAATCCTTGCGTGGGACGTTGCCCCAAAGGACGATTACTTCAAAGAATTGTTCCGCGTCTCACGCAATCAGATCATTTGGGGCGGCAACTACTTTTCGCTTCCTCCCGCAAGGTGTTTCGTGGTTTGGGACAAGACGATTCCTGAGAACTTTACGATGTCCATGTGCGAGTATGCATGGACTTCGATAGACGGGAACGCGAAGATGTTCCGCAAACCGCCAAATGGCCCAGCTAATGGGGAACAGCGAATACACGCATGTCAAAAGCCGATTTCATTGTATACATGGTTGTTGTCAAAGTATGCCAAACCAGGCGACAAGATTCTCGATACCCACGTTGGCAGCGCATCAAGCCTGATTGCCTGTCATCGGGCGGGGCTGGAATATTGGGGATTTGAGATCGACCCGATTTACTACAAGGCCGCGAAAGAACGGTTGGACAGAGAAACGGCACAAGTGAACATTATGGATTTGATGAGGTGATAACCGTGGACGAACAAATTGAGCCGAAGCGCAAGCGCGGCAGGCCCCCGTGGACGGAGGAACAGAAAGCAGCGCGGCGGGAACTGAACGCCAAGAAACGCGAGGAACGCGCCATAGAGGAACGGCGGCAGGAAACCGCATACCAGCAGCGCAAGCGCGTGAAGAAGGGCAAGCGTTACCGCGAGGGCATAGACGGCCCCTGGTCGCCTGAAATGAGAGCGTCCAACAAAAAGGCTTGGGATGACAAGTTCGCGGAGCGGGACAAGGAGTACAAGCAGTTGATCGCAGACAATCCGCACAAGACCAAGCAGGAGTTGGGGATTTCTGCGCAATGGAAACCCCGTGACGGTTCCTCGGACGGCTACTACGGCGTCGCGCTGCGGCAGTCCAGAACGAGTTTGAATCTGCCGGTCATCAATATCAAAAACCCGCATGAGGTCGAACAGAGGATTGATGAATACTTCGATTTCTGCGAGGTCAACAACCGCCCGCCGAACATGGTTGGGCTGGGGAACTGGCTGGGTGTGACCACTGACACAATCGGCAGATGGAAGAACGGCGATTGGAGCGCAGAAAGCGTCGGCGCGATTGTCCAAAGGGCATTGTCCGTCATTG